TCCTGCTACGTATGAACCACCACCACTAAAGTTTATAGTATCTAAAATGTATTTTTCATCACCAATAGTAGCACTAGCATTTACATTTAACGCAGTTTCACCACTTAAAGCAATAAATGATGAGTAAATAATTCTAAATCTACGCGTGATATTTGCTCCTGACGCTATTATAATTGCTGTACCTGACGCTTTGCAATCAAACAATGAATTGCTTATTCCAATTGTTCCAATAGTTCCATCAAAAGTTAACCCTTGTGCATTTAAGAAAGCACTATCCGACATCACAAAGTTTGTGTAGTTAGCGATAGTTCCAACTGTATTACAATCAGTAAAGTTTACACCAAACCAATCTAAGGCAGTGGTTACACCATCACCACTTAAATCTAAAGCTATATCTGCTTCAATTGTTACGTTTCTAATCGGTAAAGAGTAAGAAGAAGTGATTAATGCAGTTCCAGTAAGACCAGTAGACTTTATTCTACAATTTTCAGATGAACCACCTAAAATAGTCGTATTAGTGTTACCTACTAGCCTATCTCCAGTTAAATCTACTGTAGTGGTAAAATAATAAGTTACGTTACTAGCAAGTGTTATTACTCCACTAGAAGGAGTTGGTAAATTTGATTTAGAATGTACAAATACAAATTGACTGTTATTTTGTGAAGGAGTGTAACCTAAAACCTCTGAAATAGTAGCGTTTTCCCATAATCCAGTTGAATTGTTGTAATAAACTATGTCTTTATCAGTTTCGCTTGTGATTTTAACACCATGTAATTCATTTAATTCATACCCATTTTGAATATGAAGAATGATTTTACCTACTGTTGGATGAGCATAAGCAACATATCCAATAAATACTGCGTGTGCTGGTTCGTTAGGTACAACATTTACTATCTCTCCCGCTGTTTCAGACAACCATAAAGCATCACCATCTGCAAAAGCCGAAGTATTTATGTCATGTATTGTTCCATGTGTTATAACATATCCATCTGTATTATTAGCAATTGAATTTCTAGTTATACCAATTGTTTTACTTGATGAAATCTCTAAACTTGCATCTGCTAAAGTAATATTAGGTTTTTGTCCCGTAGCACCACTAATATAAACCACCTTAGTTTTACCAATTGTTACACCAGTAGAGTTTTTACCAATAAACTCTAGCTTTTCCGAACTATCTACTACACCATCGTTATCAGTATCATAAACAGACTTATTCATATCCCCACCTAATGCAGAAGGAGATACATTCTCCCATTTACCACTAGTTGAGTTGTACTCGATTACTTGTCCGTTAGAAGGTGCTGAAACAACAACATCGTTTAAATCGTTTAGTGCAATTAAAGGTTGTTGAAACCTTACTCCAGTGTTTTGGTATATATACTCTTCAAATATAGCTTGAGTTGCGTAAGGTGTATTAGTTTCATCATTAATACTTGCAAAAGGTATATCTGTAAACCTTGTGTTAGAAGACTTTAGTAATATATTGTAATTACTAGATTCAGTATCATTTTTATACACTAATGCGTTTTCGCAGTTATCAATCCAAACTAAATTATTTGCATCAATATAAGTGAAGAAGTTACCTTTTACAAATACTTTCATTATTGTGGAAATTCAGTTATTACTGGATTACAAGGAACAAGTGGTAAATCAAACCACCAAGAGATAACACCTAATTCATTTGCACGAACTAAAGTAAGGCAATTATATTCCTCTACTGAAATAAACCAATTTCCGTCAGCGTCTAAGGTTGGGTTAAAGAATTGTACGCCATCGTATGTTTGACCGATTAATGCGTCTTTTTGTTCGATTGTTAATTGTCTTACTGTCATTGTGGTATTGTTAAGTGAATTAAACATTTCTGCCTAATGTAGTTTGGTATTTTTGAACTGCAGTGTTGAATGCTGTTTCTTCAGTTGAGTTAAGAGCATCACCCATAGAAACTAAACATGTTGATTGAGATGCGTAATTATAAGCAACATTACCAATGTTAATTGCAGCAATGAACATGTTTGTGGTTGGACTTGTTCCATTTTTGGGTACGGATGACCTCAATAAATTATTTCTCAATTGTCGTGATTGCCCAGATATTATATTACTCATCCAAAGTCCATTTGACCCAGCAATATTACTTGCACTAATAACTGGGCTATAATTATATGTTCTTGCATCATTATCAAAACTTCCAAAAGTTCTTATAGCAAGTGCCTGCGTTTCAGTTCCATTTGAAGAACCTATAACATATGGGTAAAGGTCATTACTTGATACCGTATTAAGATAAATTGATACATGACTATCTGATAATAAATTAGTAGAGGGTATTAAATTAGTATCAGCATAACCCGTTGTTCCATTCGGTTTAGCACCAGTACTTGAGTGTGTCCACCCACCATTAAATACCAACCTATAAGCAGCATTTAAATCTCGTGGGTCTTTTAAATTCCATTTATGCGTAGACGCTGTACCACCTACAAATGGGTAGATAGCTTTCATTTTAGTCCATAAACCATTAGTTTTCATATCGGTAACTAAAGTATTAATAGCATTTTTTTGGGTAGTATTGGTAATAGATGCAGCAGAAATAAATGCGAGTGCATCTGTATCCCATATTACAGAAGGAGTTTTACTCATTGACATTATTAGTGGATAATACATTATGCTTCTTGATTTAATCCAACAATATCAAATTTACCATCCGTAGAATTGTAAATAATTCCAAGGTAAAGTGTTTTACTAATAACAGTAGTAGTAGGTAAGGTTATTCCAATTGCTCTATAGTTAGTATCAAAAGCAATTGTTCTTGCAGTACCATTATCTTTTATTCTAATCATTAATGCTTGACCTTCTACAAAAGTACCAGTAGGATTAGCAAGTGTAAGTCCAACAGCTTGTGCTGTAATAGTTACTAAATCATTTGTAGATACTGGTGTAACTGTTGCTGAACTTGCAACTGTTTGAACTATTGGATTAACCACAACATCACCCCAATTTGCTTTTCCATCAGTAGTAACACATTTAAGATATTTACCAATTGCTTGTGTTCCATCTAGTAATTTAAGTGCATATTTATTTGTAGTAGTACCTTCAGCACTAAACTCTCCACCTATACTATTTGAAGTTCCAGTTCCAGTTGCTCTACCTTGAACACCTATATTTTCAACAGCACTTCCACTTACAAGTGTGTTAACACCATAGTTCTTGTTTCCTGCATTTATAGAGCTGTTTTGAAATGAACCAGTAGTTGTATCGGAAGTTGCAGAAGACCATGTATTTTCAGACCTTAAAGATGCAGCACTAGTAGTTTCTACAACTTTAAGTTTAATTGAAGAATCAGGCGCAACACCTACACCTACTTTACCACCAGTCTCTCTAATTACTGAATCAGTAAGGGTATTAGAATCAGTCCATTTAGGAACGTAGTCAGTTGTTCCACTACCATCTACAGCATCTGTAATACCATAACCACCTAAAGTAGTAGGTTTACTAGTTATTGTAGACCATGCAACACTTAAATTACTATTAAGGAAAGCTATTAATTGTGCCTTAGTCATTCTACGTGAAGCGTAAGTCCCTGCCGAACCTTCTGTGCCACTTACGTAAACGTCAACCCAAATAAGGTTTTTAGTATTTGCTTCGGAAACATTATATAATGTCTGCTGTTTTAGTTGTTCACTCATATCTTTATTATGCTGTTATAAAATTAATACTATTTGTGTTAGAAACTCCAATTCCAGTCGTATAAATAAATAAATCTCCACCTTGTGCTGAATCATCACTTATTTTTGAAGTAATACATAAACTTGACGAATTAGTCTTAGTCATGTCTAATAAACATTCAAAAACTATTGTATCACTACCTAATCCACTAGTAGTTAGTTTATTATCTGTAATACCATATAAAGGGTTAGCGTTATCTGTATTTGTATCTATTTCAGTAGACATAACCCATCTTGGAGAACTTTCTTTAGGTTCAATAGTTATTTGTCCGTAAATATCAGTTAACCATGCAGAAGGTGCTACGTGTGTTGCTCTAATAAGTATCTGTTTATCCTCTTTAAGGTTGTTTAACGCAGTCATTGCTGGATATTCAAACAAAGATATAGTAGATACCACAGAACTGTCGTCATAGTCTTTAATTGATAAATCTTTATAAAACCAATCTGTTTTATCATTACGAACAATCTCCGTTTTTATTTTCAAAGACCATGGTGCAACTTGAAAGTTAAACCAATCATTATTACTAATATTTTTAGATACAAAGTAAGGGTGTGTATTTGCTAGTTTTTGCCAATAAGTCCAATTAATTAAGAATGGATAGTATAATCTCATTGTAAAATCTTCTGCATCTGGCACTGGTTTCTGCATTAAATACGCTACTTTCTTTGTAGAACTTTGAGGTAGATTGTTATTTAATGTTAATGTTTGATTTATCCAGTTGTACACATCTTGTTGAGATATGTCAAATTCAATGGAATCTAATACAAATTCAAAATTAGTAGAAGAATTTTTTACAACTATGCTTGATTTTACAAGTGAATTTACATCATTAGTTGCTAATATAAAGTCTGAAACAAATCCTAAGTCATCCTCTATATTTATATCGTTACATTCAATAGGTGTTGTAAGGTCTGAATAATCTAAGTTATATGAGTGATTGAAAACGGAAGATAATAAAGGTGTTATCTCTACTCCAGCTTCATATTTGTATTCTAAATCACCACCAAAAACAAGGTAATTATAGTTTTCAGCTTTTAACCATAAATAAAATTGTCTTTCAGAATCACCTCTAGCTTCAATAAATGTACCAAATGTCAAAGGTTTAAAAGATAATACAACTGTAAAAGTTCTATTACCACCAGCATCAACATAAGAAAAGTTAGTCAATGTTATTGAATAAGGTGTAGTACCTTCCGAAGTATATGTTGTACCAATATTTGCAGTGCCTACTAATCCAGTTTTAAGCAAAAATAACTTTGAACTTTGGTCTTCTGCTTTGTTTAAGTTGTAAGTATCATCAAAAGTTTCATAAACACTACCTATCTCTAATTGTGTAGTAGTAGTACCTTTAACTTGTATAGTTGCCGTAATATCAGTTGTTGCATTATAATATAAATTAGTTGCATCACTACTAGATGATAATACCTTTGGAATTTCAGTGTTATAAGACTCGTTAAACCATCCAGTATCACATTCATCATCTATAGATATTGTAGTAGGCTTAATTGTTTCAGATGAAACTACTCTAAAATCTAGTTGAGCAAATTGTTTAAGGCATTTATTACCTACGAACATACTTTCAAACAACATTCCAGAGAATATTGTAGTAAATGATACTTCATAGTTTCTAACACTTCTTCCAGTTACATATACATTAGTGGAGTCAGCTAAACGCTTAATCGTAGTATTTGTTATTGCAAATTGTCCTGACTTCTTACCTAATTGTGTTAAGTTAGCCGTAGAACCTACCGACAATGCCGTAAGTCCTTGATAAGAAAACTTACTAACTTCACCATCAATTAAACTATCTGGTGTAGAAGTAGGGTTATCAATATCTGTAAAGTTTAAACTTAAATTTATTTCATCATGAGTAGAAGCAGTATATAATACCCAAATAGAATCAGTAGAACTTAGTTTATTTGCATTAGGAAGTGTTGCACCTGAAAGAACCATATATAATGGATATACATCAGTAATAACTCCAGACGCAAGACCGATAACAACATTAGAGTCATTTACAAAATACCAATAATAAGTAGCACCTTTTCTAAATCCTAATTCTAAAAAATCACCTTGAGTTTGCTTTAAAACACCATCAAGATTGTCATAAGACATTTGATTTTGATTTCCAGAACGAACGTAAATATCAGAACTTATTGTTAGCTTAGAGGTTATTTTATCCCCAGCATTTGCTTTATAGTTACTGCTAGAGTTACCATAAATGTCTGTGTATGACTTAGATACTAATTTTATTGGCATCTTCTAATATTTTATTCATTTTATTAATATCCTTAGTCTCCATTGCCACTTGCAACTCGGAACACATTTCCTTTGCTCTTTCAATAACCGACTTGTATTCGTCACTCATTTCATTGCTAAGTGCCATCAATTCAAACTTATCCTTAGCTTCTTTTGTTAAAACTTCTAATTCTTTAGAAAGTTGGACTAGAGTATCTGTATTCATAGAACAAATTTAATATATTTTTGTTAACTTAAATTGATTTGTAAACACATTGTAAGGTTCTTTATAGTCAATTACAGCATAATTTTTCTCATCAAAATAATCTAGCTTAGTAATTTCACATAGTTTACCATCAATTATCACAAAGTTTTTGTTTAAAATACCTACAAATTCAGCACTAGTTATTTTTATTTTAACACCTCTTTTGATTATGTATTGATATATCTCAGGATTATTAATATAGTGAAACTTATCCCATAGGTATGTAGGTGTAAGAACTTCTTGATTTTCTCTAGCACCAAATGCTTTATCCCACATAAATATTTTAGTAGTAGAAAAGAACGCGTCTGTTATTTGTATTGCACCATATTTATTTTTCTTAGCAACAAGCCCTGATTTACCAAGTGTTAGTTTGTCTATAGCTTTGTACAAGCCTAAAAATTGCTTTTCTAGCCACGTTAGCTTATCTTTTCTCTTAGCAAGGGCAAATGGTATCGTTTTTTCTTGAAGTCCTTTTATAAGGTTTAATTTAGGGTCGGTAGGCTTAGTTGTATCTAGTGAGTATTCTGCTAAGTTATTTTCAAAAGCATCAAGTGTGTTATAATCTGAATAGTCAGTCAAATAATGTATGTAATATCTTTTGAATAGTTTACTAAAATCATACTCAAACATATTTACTCTGTCTGCTTGTACAACCAATGAAGAAGACAATTGTTGATTAGCATTTATACCCCAATAATCCCATCTTTCTAATTGTACAAGTCCATTTTGTACTTTAGTCTTAGCATTAAACATATTTTCCATTGCATAGATTAAAGCACCCAAAGTTCCAACTGTATCACTTGCTTGTGGAAATGCTTTGTTTAATCCAGTACCAAAATCACCAGAAAATACATCGTACCACTTTACATTTGTTCTATTTTGTGGAACTGGAAGTATTACCATGTCTTTATAATCACCTTCTAAGATTGAAGACTGGAATTTAAATCCTAAGTGGTTACAACCTTTTTTAAGTAATTCTATTGCTGTACTTGCTTTTAATATGTTTAATGGTGGGTTTAATAATCTATATATTTCAGCACCTAAAACACCAGCTTGATAAAGCAATATAGCGAAAAATGCTAGTGCAATAATTAATTTAGCAGCCGCTATAAGTATGCTTTTCCAATCTGGAGTTATTACTGGCCCTACCGCTGAGATACCAATAAAAGGCAATGTTAAGAACCCAAGGTCTGATGCTCTTTCTTTTACCTCTCTAGCTTGTTGTGCAATAGACATAGATATAGTAAATAAACCTAACGAAGCCATTAAAGCTCGTGCGTTAGCGTCTTGTGGTAATATCTGATACTTAATGTCAATACCAGTAATTGGATTAGATAAATGAACTAAATCCCATATTAAAGTTTCTGCTTTATCAAAGAATTGGTCGTGTCCTAAGTAGTTTTTAAGTGTAACGTGTACTTTGTTATCGTATATCTTTAATTCACTAGTTAAGTCTATAAAGTATTCAATAGATTGTTGTGCAAACTCAATTTCATATGGTATTCCTTCTAATAGTTTACCTTGACTAATATGGTCTTTTACAATCTTATTACCTTCCCTTGAAAGTACAACTGTATCAGTAGTCATCTTTTGTTGGTCTATACGTGCGTCAAAATCAATAGAAACACCAATGTCAAACCTATTATCTGGTGATATTTCTTGTCCTTTTATTTTATGCTTCATAATCTTTTATTTAAGAAAATCTTGAAATGTTACGAACTTTTGTATTACCAGATTTCTTAGTTTCTACAATGTGCATTACACCATTTAATATTTCAGCTACTTCTACTTGGTTTTCTGGCTTGTTTTTAATTACATTTTTCAAGTCTTGTAATTCAGAAACAATCATATCTGTACCCCATGAACCTACATTTAACTGCATTGCACCTTCACCTTTACGCATTACCTCACCTCTACGGAAGTCTTCTGCTAATTTAGCAATTTCATATGTAGTCATGTTACCAGTCATTGCAGAAAGTTTAGGATTTAATACTTTTTCAGAACCATCTACACGTACAATGTAACCATCTTGACCTTGCATATGTGCTTTACCTAAAGATTCAGCAATATTAGTTTCAGTACCATCAATAAATGTAGGTAAACTAGCAACAAATTGATTTAGTAAAGTAACATCAGTAAGTGTTTTTGTAAATGGATTTTCTCCTACCTTAGCATTTTGAATGTTATTAGAATATGCTTGGAATACAGCCATTGCCATTTGAAGTCTTTGTATTGACCTTTGCTCATTTATTCTTTGCTTTTCATTTTCTATTTGTTGCTTATCAATAACAGCTAAAGATTCTTGTGCTTGAATACTTCCAGCTACAGCTTTATTACGCAAGAAGTCAGCTTGTGTAGACATACGTTCCATTCTTTTGTCAAGTATATCCATTCTACGCTCTGCAAGCCTTACATAATGCTCTAAAGACTTTTGAATGATATTATTTACTGATTCCGCAGTATTTTTAATTCTTTCAAGCCTTTTTTCTGCTTTAATTAATTCAAGTTTATACAATTCTTCATCTGTTTTTATTTGAGAATCACGTTTAATGTTAGCCATGTTTTTTTCATGGTTTTTTTGTAATCCTTCAATTTCTAAGTTAGTATCTGCTTCACGTTTAATTTTGTTTTCATATACTTTTTCTTTTTCTACATAAGATTTTTTAATTATTTCGTTTTCTTTTTCAATAACTTGTTTTCCAGTTTCATCTAACCATTTACTTTCTGCTTCCCTTTGTTTCTTAGCTGACTTAGATAGATTAGTCAATTTTAAATTCTCTTGATAGTCAGCAAGTCGTCTATAATAATCACTATTTAATTCACGTAATTTTTCGTAATAACCTTGTTCTTGTTTTTCTATTGCTTCTAATTCATCATTAAATGTTTTAGTGTCACGAATCTTTTTATCTTCTTCCTCGGCTTTAAATCTTTTTTCTTCAAATTCTTTTTTAGCCTTGTACTCTACTTCAATTGCTTTTTTTACTTTATTCGCATTATATTTTCCAGTAAGATTAACAGATTTTTCTTCTTTATCTAATACAACTCTAGTTTTATCGATAGCTTCTTGCATTTTATCATCTGCTTTTATTTTTTCAATATCTTTTAATATTTCAACTTGTCTGCTTAAATACTCATTTGTTTGATTATACTCTATATTTAAGTCACGAAGTTCTTTAGTATTTTGAGGTATATCTTTAGATACAGAACCGCCTTTAGCTTTAAATGTCTTAGTTAATGCAGTATTATCTTTTATTTCTTTGTATAATTCTGGTAATTCAGTATCAATTCTAGTTAATTTAGCACCTAAAATGTTATATCTTTTCTCTAAGTTTAAATCTTTTTCTATTTTATCAATTAAATCTGTATAAATTTTTATTTCATTTTTATCACCAAACCTAAAGGCTTCATTTAGTTGTGATTTAGTTCTAATTAAATCTAATGTAGAGTATGTACTTTTAGGTGTTTTCCCTCCACTAGCAACACGCATAGCTTCTCTTTCTGTAGCAACTGGTTTTCTTTCAGCTTCTAATTCTTTAATTTTATTACGTATATTTTGATTAGTTCTTTCAGTAGCTTGAGACATCATTTTTTTATGCTGTGCATCTTTTATTTTTCCTTCATCAAGCATTACGTTTATTCTGTCTTGTTCTATTGAAAGTAAATCTCTTTGGTTTTGTATAAACTCATTTGCATTCACATCTCCTCTACGTTGAGCATTTAAATATCTTTCATAAGACAATTTAGCCCTATCTGTTCCATTTGCTAACTGCATAATATACTCAACTAATTTGATAGCACCAGCAATAGCAACAGTCCAACCCATAGTTGTCAAGGCAGTTCCAAGTTTAGTAATAGAACGCTCTCCAGTTTTTGCATCTTCCGCTGTCCTTAATAAAGTTCCGCTAAATGCTTTTGTTTTTAATTCAGATAAAAGAACCGCTCCTTTATAAGTAGCAAATGCTATTGTTAAATTTTTAAGTGTATTAAGTAAAGAACCAATATTATTAGCTACTCCGTTTATTATAAATGCAAATGTTCTGTTTAAACTTATACTTTTTTGCAATCCATCAAAGTATAATGCAATATTATTTTTAAGCACGTTAAATGCACCGCCAAGTGTTTTAAGTCTTTCCTCTGCGTTTTTACCCATACTTCTTTCAAGTACTACAGCAAACTTCGGTAAAACTTCGTCAGCAAGCACTTTACCATCTTTCATCAATTTGTTTAATTCAACTTCTGAAACACCCATAGATTTTGCCATCATCCCAAAAGCACCAGGCAATCTCTCACCTAATTGCTGTCTTAATTCCTCTGCTGAAACAGTACCCTTAGAAAACATTTGAGATATAGCAAGTAACGAACCTTTTATATTGTCGTTTGATAAAGCAAGTGCTGAACCAGCTTTAATAACACTTTCGTATATCCTTCTTCTTTGATTTAAACTTAAATTTGATGATTCAGACGCCGCAATAAAGTTTTTATAAGAATCAATTAAACCTATTAAATCTTGTCCGTATTTGTTTGCAATTGTTCTTAGGAAGGCAAAGTTAGCCTGATACTCTTTAGTGCTTCCAGATATGTTCTTTAAAGCTAAATTCAATGAATCTAACTTAACTTGCGTATCAATTAATGCACGAATACCATCGAATACACCAAAAGCAAGTCCTAATTGTGTTAAAGCATATTTTAATCCGCCTATTGCTTTTTGGTAATTACCTACATTACGAAAATTATCACCTACTGTACTATCAAGTTTTTTAAGTGCTTTATCACCTTCAATTGCTGATTTAGTAGTTTCTTTATATTGTTTACTTAACTTATAATATTCAGCTGAATTTTTCTTGCCTTGTTTTTCAAGTTCAAGCATTTCAGCACCTAATCTTTTACTCTCATTCTTTAAATCACGAGTATTTTGTGCTAGTTGTTTATAAGCATCAGATAAGTCTTTTTGATTTTTTACAGCACGTTCATTTGATTTATTTATTTGCTCTTGTGTTTTTAATGTTTCACGTTTAGTTTTTTCTTCTTCACGCAAAGCTTGTTCGGAAGTCTTTTTAGCTTCACGAATTGCAATCTCATTGGCTTTGTTTACTTTAGTTTGAGTTTCAACAGCACTAGTTAATTCCTTAACCTTGACAATCAAGTCGTTAATTTCCTTTACATTGTCAGTTTTAACGCTTTTTAATTCTTTTTTAAAAGACGTTCCAACTTTTACTAGTTCTTCGTTTAGTTCAGAAATCTTAGTTTTTGCTAATTCTGCACTATCTACAACTATCTTGAATATATCGCCTTCAAATATATCGGAACTCTTAATTTTTTCACTCATATCAACTTATATTACTTTGTTTTTCGTATTCTTCCATTATAGAGTAAAACTCCGTAACAGTTATAACTTTCCAATCTAATCTATAGCCAAGCCACTTTCCTAAGTAGATTAAAGTTTTTTCAATACTCAATCCTGATTCAGAAGTTTTCTGTAAAGATACAATTTTAGCATCTTCTATTTCTATTTGTGTTAACTTGAAATCATCTTTTGTAATCAAAAACTCACATTGTAACAATGCTTTTTTCTTTAGAATATCCAAATACTTCTTATATTCTTTATTTACTCCACGTTTCTGCAAGAATTCATCGTATAATTTGTTGAATGCTTCTTGATTATCCGTTTCTTCTTTAAGTTCTAAATGAACATACTTTAATTCTCCGTTCAAGCATTTCTGCCAATTAAACAAAGGTATTTCATCAATCGATTGATAATGTCTTTCTTGCATATTTAATCATTCTTATTTTTATTTCATTTTTTAACGCAGTCATACTTTCTTCCGTTAAACCTACAATATCATTACCATATTGCTCAAATAGGTTTGTAGTGCCTAAAAAGTTGGTTTTATCAGCATCTGCATCAACTACGAATCCATCATTCATTACTTTTATAAACATAGAGTTAAAAAACTCTCCAGTATCAAATAATGTATAATGACTTCCAGCTCTTTTTGTAGGATTAATTTGTTCCGTAAGTTGTGAATACCTACCAATTACATTTCCTTTAGCATTTACTCCTAAATCAATTAACTGGTGCTTTTGAATTAAATATTCAATTACATATTCTTGAACTTCCTTATCGAATGAATAAAACCACGCATCAACTTGTTTGAGTAGTTTAACTTGTTTTAGTTTTTTACCTAAGTCAGTTTTAGCAAAAAGGTCTTTCATAATTCAAAGGTAAAAAAAAAGAGGTACAAATTAATGTACCCCTTCCTTAAATGTTTACTTAAATACTAAGATAATGGAGTAGTTAATTCTCCAGTATAACCAGTTTTTGTAACAGTAGCAATAACAAAGTGACCTAATGTTTGAGCAGCAAAGTTCAAAGTATATTCACCATTACTATAAGTAGAACTTGTTATGGTAACTGTACTATTAGTATTTCTATTTTTCAATGTGAAATTAGGTGCAATTAATCCTAATACTTGAATTGGATTTTTAGCCGTACCATAATTAAGTTCTGCTTTTAAAACTAAGGTAGTTGTAGTTGCACTTACTTTTGTTAATACTACATCTAATAATCCTTCAAGACTATTAAAGTCAAATGAATCAGTTGTGTCAGATGGAGTTAATAACCACATTGTAGACTCATCAAACAATCTATAGAAGTCAAATCCTACCATGATTTTTTGTACTGCAGAATCAGTAGCAAACATCATTTTTGCTTCAAAAGATTCGTTATCTACTGGAATTGGGTATAATTTAGTTCCAACTTTAGAACCAACTAAGTTTCCGTTAACATCAACAATGTAAACACCAAAATCAACACAACGATTATCGTGTATTTTACCTAATAATTGTGGAGTTTCGTTCCATAACTGCCCAGCAAAAGAACGCTTACCTTGTTTGATGAATACTTTACGACCAGATGGAGCTTCTTCAAATGTAGAATCAGCTTTAGCTAACTCAACATTTTCAAATTGTGGAAGTGGAAACCATCTTTTAGAAGCATCAACTTGATTAATTAAAGCACTAAATACACTTGTATCAAAATCAGTTGTTAAGTCTAAAGAGTTTTTAGCACCAGTTGAATCTTGCAACGGAACTAAGATAAGTTTTGAGGTAACTGATTGAATCGTTACACAGCTTGGTCTACCAGTATTGGATAAACCAGAATCGCATTTACATCCTAATGACATATTTTTAAAGTTTTAATGATTAAAGAAAAGAAGGGGAGTTACCCTCCCCATTCAAATTAAGGTTTTAATAATGCAGTTTTTGCAGTAGAGAAAGTTCCTTTAACAA